TATAGGGTCAAGCGGAAACGGAAACCGGAAACGAGCGCTCTCATCATGAAAAATCTTGCCGCCATTTATGCGCGCTTTTACGAAGCCACTAACACACCCAGATGCACAGATTCAGTAGCGACCCGTACACTGCGTTGCCCGCCGCCGACAGCTCCGCCATGTGCCGCCAATCCATGCAGATGTTATGGACGCTGCCATCTACACCGTGTTGGGCGAGAAGACCGCAGGCAGCGGTCAAGAACGAGGTGAACTCGGTCTCGCTCATCTCGCCGGATGCCATCGGAAATTCCCGGTGGGAGATGGCGCCAAGGCCGGAGACATTGCCGGCAATCGGCACGTTGTAAGGGGGATCGGTAAAGGCAAAGGCTGCTTTTTCGGTACCCATAAGCCTCGTATATGCCTCAGCGTCGAGCGCACTGCCGCAGATGACCCGATGGCGATTGAGGCGCCACAGATCGCCTAATCGGCTCGCCGATGGTCCGGAAGGCAAACGCGATAGGTCATCGGCCGGGTCAGGTTTAACTTCGGACTGCGGATTGAGGCTTTCAATTCGCAGATCGATTTCGCCCATATCGAATCCAGTGATCTCCAGGCTGAAATCGAGATCGAAAACCGAGAGCGCTTTCAACTGCTCGGCCAGCAGCCGATCATCCCAGGTGGAAATCTCTGTCAGCCGATTGTCGGCAATCATGAAGGCCTTTGCCTGAGCCTCGCTCAGGTGCTCCAGGCAGATCGTCGGGACTTCGTTCCAGCCGAGTTTTCGACATGCCAGGATGCGGCCATGGCCAGCGACGACCTTGAGATTGCCGTCGATCAAAATCGGCACATTAAAGCCGAACGATTGAATGCTCTGCGCGATCTGCCGGACCTGGCGCGGGGCGTGCTGCCTCGGGTTGCCCGGATCAAGTGTGAGATCGCCGATCGGGCGATACACGACCTCGATACGGGCGCTTGCCTTATCTATTCGCACTTGTTTGTTCACTGAACAGGTCCTATGAATGTGGATTCACATTTAAATTGGCAAATTCATTTGCGTCCTGGGCGAATTTCCGGGGCCTCCTTGGCCCAGGCGACCAGCTGGAGGACCAGCCGCGTGAGCGGAACAAGTGTCCGGGTCTCCTCCCCGGGAAATCGTTCGGCCAGCATCCCGATCTGCAAAATCGATTGAAGTTCATGCTGCTCGAGCACTTCGAATTTGCCGGGTGTTTCCGATTGCCGGTCAGGAAGCCGCAGGAAAATCTCGTCTTCCAGAAGGGGTATCAAGCGGCCGCGACTCTTCACCCATTCGGCTTCGGTCGCCCCCTCGGGTTGCTCACGAAGTGCTTTCCGGTAGGTCAGGTGGAGTCTGTTCCTATGCTCCACCAGGTAAGTAGCAATCTCACGAGGCCGCATACCCCGCTGCATGCCAAAATGAGCTACGCCGGTTTCAATCAGATGATCATAACCATAAGTGATTCGGTTACCGCGTCCGCCCCCAAGCTCAGCCTCGGTAAAGGGCACACCGAGTTGGCGCAAGTAGCGCAATTCATCAAGCAAGGGGGGCGATGGCGCCATTCCCTGACAGATCGCCCAGGCGACTTGTCCATGGCTTAGTTTGAATTTGGGAATGGGTGACAGCACGGCCGAATCCAATATATGTAAAAATACATCTATTCTTCTGGTCGCGCTCCGTCAAGCGGCAATTTGCCTTTTCTTTCGTCTGGATGTGCTGCGAGCCATTTTCGATGGCGGCAAGCGGCGAGGTCGCCCGAGTGATTCGGGTCAGACGGCGCCAAACTCGGACAGGTAACCAAACACCTCCGGGAGCGAGGCTTTGCGCTCGCATTGGTGTCGATACGGTCTTGGTGCCTTAGCGACATGATAAACAAGCCCTCACCCCGCTGGCGTACGCCGGTCGCGGGTTCAGCCGGTGCTGTCAGGACCTGATGGAGGATAATGATGTCAAGACTTACCGACAATCAGCTGATCGTGCTTTCTAGGGCAACGCAGCGTGAGGACGGGATAGCAACCCCGCCGCCGAACATGAGGGGCGCTGCGCTAGCGAAAGTCGGCCAGTCATTGATCGAGCGAAAATTCATGCGGCTGATTCGGACAAAGCCCGATATGCCGATCTGGCGCACCGATCATGAGAATAAGTCATTCAGTCTGGCCATTACCTCGGCCGGCCGCAAGGCCATCGGGACTGAGGGAAAGTTCGCGGATCAACCGGCGGCACCCGCGGAAATCGCGGTGGCGGGTAACAAACCCTCCGTCATCGCTGTAACGGCTAAGAAGGATGGCTATGAGAGCCTCGCAGCGTCGCATTTTGGGGTTGATAGGGCAACAAGCCGGGGCGCCGAGAGCGACCGGAATCGCATCGGCGCGAGCTTGCCTGGTTCTCGTGCCGGGACCAAGCAGGCGCACCTTATCGAGATGCTCAGCCGGGCTAAGGGAGCCGCGTTCGACGAGATCGTCGAGGCCATGCGCTGGTTGCCGCACACGACCCGTGCCGCGCTAACGGGATTGCGGCATCGGGGTTTTGACATCCGACGTTATCGCGCAGATGGGAAGACGTTCTATCGGATCTTGGGGCCGGAGGCCGTCGGACAGATACGGCCGGAGCCCGAAGGCGCCGTGGATGTCGCCTGATGGTCAAGATGCACAAACTGCCAAAGAGGCCGGCTCGCCAGGCTCTTCCCGAAGAAGTAGTGAGACAATCAAAAACGAGATCAGTCGTCTCAGCGCTCTTGACCTTACTGGACTGAGAGTCGCCTGGCGCAATACTTTTGCAAAGACGGCGCCCACCCACCTTCCCAAGCACCTGCTTGTGCGAATCATCGCGTATCAGATCCAAGCGAACGCATATGGCGATCTTGATCGTAAGGTCGCAAAAATGCTCGATCGCCTCGCCCGACAGCGTGCTGGAACAGACAGTGAGTCGATGGATAGAATACAAACCTCACGTACGCTCAAACCCGGAACCATGCTCGCTCGAGAGTCAGCCGGCGAGTTCATCGCGTCACAGTGCTGGAAAATGGCTATGCCTGGAATGGAGGGATCTACCGCAGTCTATCCGAGGTTGCCCACGCAATCACAGGGACACGCTGGAACGGCCCCCGCTTTTTTGGCCTCAATAAAAAAAGGCGGAGCGAGCGGTGGAGGCGACCGGGCAACACAGACATCACCTCAGGTGAGCAATCGTGAGGAGAAAGGAAATTTCTTCCCAATCGACCGTGAGGAGGCGCTGTGCGATCTACACGCGGGTATCGACCGATCATGGGCTCGAACAGGATTTCAACTCGCTCGATGCGCAGCGCGAAGCCTGCGAGGCCTACGTCAAAAGCCAAGCGCATGAGGGTTGGACGCTGCTACGGGATTGCTTTGACGATGGGGGTTTCTCCGGCGGCAGCATGGACCGCCCGGCTTTGCGGCGGCTTCTGGAGGCGATTAGAAACCGTCGGATTAATATCATCGTTGTCTACAAGGTCGATCGACTGACCCGCTCCCTTGCCGATTTTGCCAAGCTAATCGAGCTGTTCGACAAGTATGATGTGAGCTTCGTATCCATCACCCAGTCGTTCAACACGACAAGCAGCATGGGACGACTTACTCTCAATGTCCTGTTGTCGTTTGCCCAATTTGAGCGCGAGCTCACCGGCGAGCGAATCCGCGATAAAATTGCGGCATCTAAAAAGAAGGGTATTTGGGTCGGCGGTGTGGTGCCATTGGGTTATCGCGTCGAGGACGGAAAGCTCGTGATCGATCCGTCCGAGGCGGAGACCGTGCGATCTATCTTCGAGCGTTATCTTGTCCTGGAATCGTTACCCGAACTGCAGCGAGAATTACGGGAGAGCGGAACTCTCACTCGGCGTCGCGAATTGGCGACCGGCAAGGTAATCGGTGGTGTGGCCTTAACAAATGGTGCACTCGCTTATCTCCTTCGCAATCGTGTTTACTTGGGAGAGCTTAATCACCGGGGTAAGAGCTATCCCGGTGCGCACCAGGCGATCATCCATATGGCCCTCTTTGAGGCTGTGCAGACAAAGCTCACCGGCAATCGGAACGGTTTTGGTCAACGGCGATCCACCTCGGACGCGTTGCTATTGGGCCGCATCTTTGATGATCGTGGCCACCGGATGACCCCGAGCTACGTGATAAAAAAGGGTGTCCGCTGTCGCTATTACACCTCCTGCATTCTCGCCCAGGGCCGCAAAGAGGAGGCTGGTTCGGTTGCCCGAGTAGCTGCGCCCGAAATTGAGGCGATGATTTTAAAAGCGCTTCAGCCTTTGATTGGTCTGGAGTGGACCTCGGGCGCCACGTCGGGTCGGTCGGCCATCGACGAGCTTGTTGAGAAGGCCGTAATCGCGCGCGACACCATCACGATTGCGCCATTCGATGGTGCTCCCATCATCGTGCCGTGGACGCCACTGACCTCGCGTCGCAAGCGCGAAGTGATCGAGCCGGAAGCAAATCAGAGTGGAGTGCGCCCTATCCGGGCGGAAGCGCGCAGAAAATTGGTTGCAGCCATCGCCAAAAGCAGGTTCTGGCTCGCCGAGCTCGTCGCAGGTAGGGTGCAAAGCACCTATGCGAATCGCTGATCGCGAAAAGCAAAGCGAGCGCTCAGTTCGCATGCTCCTCTCGTTCGCTTTCCTCGCTCCCGATATCGTCAACGCTGCCGTGGAGGGGCGATTACCAATAGGATTTGGGCAGTCCCGCCTTTTCAACCTCCCGCTTGGATGGGACGAGCAGATGTCCCTGCTTGGGCTCACGACTAAATAAAAATCGCTGCTCGGTCGAAATAAATTCCCTGTTCGGCAGCAAAACGAATTACGACCTATCCTTTTGAACTTGCATTGGTTTCTGGCTCTTAGCCATCGCAACAGGCTGAAATTTTCGCAAAATCCCTGTTTTTTTCCCTGTTAGCAGGGAATTTGACCGCTGAGACGGGTTCGCGCTGACTGCGTCCGCCACCAACCGAATTCTTCGAACCCGCGAAACTTCCGTATCTCTGAATTAGCCCGTAACTTCCGGGACATGCGCGCCATGAGTGCGGAAACTGCGCTGCGGAGACTCGAATTCTGAGCTGACGCCGGCTTTTGCGCCGCGCAGTCTCTACCGGTC